GCCGCTCAGCATGTTACGTGTGCTCCTATACGGATGCTTTTTCCACAGCGGTATTTCTAAACTGGCCCGCCAACCTTATGTGTTGGATTGTTTTGCCTTGATGCTATGTTCTAGCAATGCCTTGCGCAATTTGTCGGAACCGCCAACTCTAACATTAATAATTCCATTGTAATACTCGTCGCTCTCTAATACACGGCGGTCAAATTGCTCTCTTGCCTCAATGTAGGACATTTCGCCCCTGCCTTTACATAGGTATAGGATTTCTCTTGTGAAATTTTCTGGGCCTAATTCTGCTACATCAGCATTCAGTCTATCCGAACTACCCCAGTAGTCGCGCCAGTCTGATTCTTTGTAGCCTCTACGTTTATTCTTTTTGCCTTTAAGAGGTGGTTTAGTAGTTTTAAATTTTGCAAGTTTCTTGCCTATATACTTTTGCCCAGTTTTAAGATTGGTTATAAGGTAAACAAAGCCTTCGTATTCGTCTGGTATTACATCAATAGGATTGCCTTTATAAGTCCACTTCATAGTGATACTTATTATTTGCCTTGCTTTTCTGCCTGTTTCTTGGTTTGATAATCAGAATGTATTTCATCCATACGTTCTTTAGCAAGTTCGCGGATTTTTCTTAACCAACGTCTACTTGCTAAGTGTGTACGATGAGACTTACGAGACATATATGCCTCGTTAGCCTTAAAATACTCCATATAAGCCTTTGTTAACTTGTCGTGTGTGTCATCTTTAATCATTCTACTACGTCAATATCGTTCTCGTAACTTGTAAAGCCATTTTCTTTAATAACTTTTAGTATGTGATTTACTCGTCCTACTAATTCGTCCTTGTGTGAGATTAAGAAAATGTTTTTGTCACGTTCTCTAGTCATCTTTTTAAGTACGCTTAGTGAATTTTCAACGCCAGCAGTGTCCATACCACTATCAATCAGCTCGTCAATAAACAACAAGTTGATATTTTGATATAAACTCTCCCAAACATCACGGAATGCAAATGATAAGCCTAAAATAAGCCTGTTTCGTTCGCCTCTACTTAGATTATCAAAGTCTAAGTCTTGACCTAACTGTGTAATTTCAACATTTAAGTCGTTTTGGAACAGTACCTGATGCGGTAAACCTAACTTATCGAGATAGTATGTAAGTCGATTGTTTAAGTACGCAAGGTTTTGCTCAATAATCTTTTTACGAATAAAGCTATCTTTGTTTGTGAGCAGTTTTAGTAAGAACTCTTGGTGATCTTTAAGATTAGTGAGCTCATTAACCGGAGTCCAGTCAATTTCTTGAATAGCTTCTTGTGTAAGTTCTTCTATTTGGCTTTCGTAAGGGTCAGATTCTTCACTCTTACTTAGCACAGACGACTTTAAATTATCTACGTTGCTTCTATGCTCATATGCTTCTTTAGCAGTTTCATAAAATGTAGATGGCTTGCCGTTAATGTCGCCAATATCTTCAAGACCTTTTAAAACTTCTGTTAGTTTACTATTAACGTCTGATTGATAAGCCATTGCTTCTTCAAGTTCTTTTGCTTTTTCTGACAAAATTTCTTGCTTTTTATCCTCGTGTAACGGCTGATTACACGCATAACACATTGCATTATCTAGCTCTAAAACGTCTTTTTCTACCTTTTTGACACGCTTGTCTGCTTGTAGCAGTGCTGAATCTAGTGTACTTTTTTCTTTGTTTAGTGCAGTAATCGCAGTGTTTAGCTCAGTCCAGTTAGCTAATTTGTCGTGGGCTTCTAACTCTACTTCAATGTCTAAATGTTCTAATTCATCCAAACCTTGCTGCAATTTGCTTAGATCTTGCTGCTTTTTAGTATTCCAAGCACTTTGTTTAGTGCGTAGACTGCGAATAGTTTCTTCAATTCTATTGTTAGCAGTATTAATAGCGTCAATCTTAAGAGTCTCTGTTGTAATAGATTCTTTAGTTTGTCTAATTTGCTCTTTAAGTGCTTCTGCCTTTTCAGATAGTATTGTAATACCTAATAACTGTTCAATAATAACACGTTGGTCGTTAGTACGCATTGCTAAAAACGGTTCAGAATATGTATTAAGTGCTACAATATGTTTAAACATATCGTGACTCATACCTAGCAGTGTGTTTATTGTTTCTTGTGTTTTGCGACTGTCGCCTTGTGACTCGTCTTCAGCTTCTTGTTCTTGATCATTAACATAAAATTTTAAAAAAGTTGGCGAACGACCGCGTTCAATACGATAGTCGACGCCATCTTTTTCAAAATCAAGCGAAACAACCATACCTTTACTATTAGTTTTATTGATAAGATTGTTTCGCTTGATGTTAGTTAGTGCTTGGCCATACAGGGCATAGCTCAACGCATTGATAATGGTTGTTTTTCCTGTACCGTTACGACTACCAGAATCGTCACCTCCTTGATCTAAGTTTTCGCCAAGCACTAAAGTCAGTTTTTCTTTGTTAAAGTCTACAGCCTGAGTTTGATTACCCACGCTCATAAAGTTTTTTACTGTAAGGTCTTTAATTTTAATCATTTATAGCTCATTGTAGATGTCTAATAACATCTTCTTGTTAAAGTTATCACTATCGATTGCAGTGATTTCTTTAGATACAATTTCATCAACACTTTCAAATGCTGAAATGTCTAAGTCAGTTGTAATTTCTTCAACTTGCTTTTGTGGAATTAGTGTAATTTCGCGACAGTTGTGTGTACTAATGTAAGTTTCTTTAATGAACTGTGCTTCTTCGTAACTAATAGGCAAGTCTAGTGTAACTCGCAAGTACATTTTAGGTTTAATAATGTCTGAGTCAGGATCAAGTAACTTGCTTAGTGTAGTTGTACGGTATTTAGGACAGTTCCACCAGTTAATGTACTCGGGCTCCTTGCCGTTTTCTTTGTCAAGGATCATCATACCACGTTCATCATCCCACGCATCTGCATAGTTATGCGGCATTGCATTGCCTATGTAGTGAATCTTTCCTTGTACTTGTCGTTTATGGAAGTGTCCTGAGAATACATAGTCTTGATGTTCAAAGTGTGTAGGCTGTAAGTCGCCGTGATCTGGCATTTGCACCATTGCGTTCATATAAAAGTGCGGAAGTTCAAAGTGTCCAAACATATATTTGGCTTTAATTTTACTAATCTTCTTCCATTCGTCGCCTACAAGCCACGGAACAAGTGCTACATCATCTTCTTCGTAGATTTCGTCTACAAAAGTAACACCTTCAATGTGTTTACCAAACATAGTTGAAGCAACATCACGCTTGTCCTTGTAATACAAGTCGTGATTGCCTACAAACATATAAAATTTGTCAAATGCTTTGCCTAGTTTTTCTAGACTGCGGATAGTTGCATCCATAGTTGTTAGATTAAGCGAATTACGATTGTGATGCCAATCTCCGCAGAAGATAGCAGTTTCGCAATTATTTTCTTTAGCTTGTTCGATAAACCAATCTACAAATTCTTCACAGTCGTCGTTATGTGTTCTACTATTGCCTTTCAGACCAAAATGGATATCTGTAAAGACTGCTGCTTTTTTAAACAAATTGTATTCTCCATACTAAGTTACACTAGTATACGTTAGTTTTTATCAAAGGTCAACCATTATTTTCGCTTTCGCGTCTAACTGATGCTTCCCATTCGCCTTGTGCTTGTCTTGTATAGCTCGGAGTTAAGTCGTTCATTTCAAGGATGTCGTCTCTAATGTTTTGATTGCGTTTTTCAATGTTGATAATACGTACAAATGAGTTTGTGACTGCCGCTGTGTAGTAAGCAAACGGGTTGTTTGACTTGCTTTCATCAAACTGTAGACCAATTTGAGCAAGTTGTAGTATTGCTTGTCCTCGCATTTCGTCATTGTAAGTATATCCTCTCACGTTTCCTCGTGTTGCGTATCTTTCGCACAGTTTCATCCACATACGAGCAAGTTTATCTGTAGCCTGTCCCTTTTTAAGTGCAAAATTTCCGTTTTCCATACCGCCTTCCCAGTGCGATTTGCCTACACACACTAAATTATCGTTTTCATCAAATTTATAATGCTGAAAAGGTGGAAAATTTAATTTTACTTTACTGTCTGCTACAGTTTTTGGATTTTTCTTGCGTCCAGGCTCGTCAGGAATGTGATCATACGTCATAATACGAAAGATTAGTTCTTCTTTTGTAATTTTTTTGTAATCAATTTCGCAATCTGCTTGCTTTACACGTTCACCTGCTTCTTTTCTTTGAGCGTAGTCTTCTTGTGATAGGCGTTTTGCTTTGTTTCTTTTTGCTTCTGCAATAGTTCTAATGTTAATTTTGTCTATACTTGGTAAAATTATGTCGTATTCGCTATAGCTGTCGTCAACATAGCTAGAAAATGATGTTTTTGACCTGTGAATTTCTAATAACAAGTCTTTATTGTTAAGATAGTTTACTTTTCTCATAGGGGCTCCTGAATGTTGTACATATTATAATATACTCTGTTTATAAAGTCAACTAAATAATAGCATAGGAGAGTAATTATGAGCTTTTTAGGAAATATCGGCAATCGAATTGTTAACAACGTTAAGCAAAAGGCTATCGAAGAGATTTCAGATACAAATTTTGGCCGCGTGTTAAGAACATTTAATTTATTGCCAGGTGCCAATCCAACTAATGACGGGTCGTTCTCGGCAGCTACCTGGGATACAGGTACTAATGCAGATTGGCGTGTTAGGATATCTCTACCTCCGGGTGGTGCGTTTTCTAGTAGTACATTATTGGCGCCTTTAAAAGAAACACAAAATTCTATGGTATTCCCTTATACGCCACAAGTATTTATTACCCATAGTGCAAACTATAATGCATTACAGCCTACACATAGTAATTACCCCTTTCACATTTATACAAGTTCGCAAGTGGATCAATTTACAATCACAGGCGAGTTTACAGTAGAAAATTCAAAAGAAGCAGAGTACTGGATTGCAGCAGTACACTTCTTAAAATCAGTTACTAAAATGGCATACGGTGAAAGTTCAAATAAAGGTTCACCACCGCCAGTAGTAAAACTTAACGGTTACGGAGATTATGTTTTTAATAATGTTCCTGTAGTTGTTCAAAACTTTAACGTAACATTACCTTCAGATGTTGACTACATTCCGGCAGGTATTGGATTTAATGGATCATACGCTCCTACTAGATCAGAAATATCTGTTGCACTAATGCCACAATACAGCAGAGATAAAGTTAATAGATTTAGTCTTGATAGATTTGTTAGTGGCGGATACATTGGCAGTAATGATGGATACTTATAATGGCATATTATGATGATAAAAGTCAATACAGTGACACAAGAGCAGTAAACGGTCAATATTTAGGCATTCTAAATATTAGACCTGTCCCGTCAGAAAATGATGATATTGTATATGAAATTGAACCGCAATACACTTATCGTCCGGACTTATTAGCATATGATTTATACGGAGATAGAAAATATTGGTGGGTTTTTGCTCAACGCAATATGAATGTACTTAAAGATCCTGTATATGATTTTGTTGCAGGCACACAAATTTATCTACCAAAAGAGAGAAACATTACAGCACAGCTAGGAGGCTAAATGGCAACTTTTAATTTTAAGCCGCAAAACTTAGAAGCTAGGCTAAAACAAGCAGGAAAAGATTTTGAAGATACCGCTGAACAGTTTGGTAACGATATTTCTAGTGCATTAAACAAACCTCTTGCACCAATTGTAAATTCTGCAAATATTAAAGTAGGAAACGCAATTAGTTCTGCTCTTGCAGGACCGGTTGCAGATATAAAAGGAGCAGTTGGAGTTGTAAATGATATTTCTGCTGCTTTATCTAATCCAGTTGCATTTGCTGGAAATGCAATTAGCGATGCACTAGCAGCACCTCTTGCTAACATTGGCGGAGGTTTACTTGGCAATTTACTAGGTGGAGGATTTTCACCTGTTGGTATTCAAAAAAATCCTTTGAGTAGATTTGCTAGTTACAACAATATTTTTACTTTTGGCACAATAAACAAAACTTCATTCAATTCTCCAGACACTACATACAGGGTAAATGGACCTGATGTAATTGTATTACAGTCTGGCGGCAGCGGATCTAGACAAGTAAGAACTCAATTAGAACGTGCAGCAGGAATTACTGGCGAATATTTTATTGATGATGTAGAAGTACATTGTTTAGTTGCTCCAGCAGCATCTACTAAACAAACAAATGCTACTAATATTAGTTTTAATGTAACAGAACCATATAGTATGGGATTGTTTTTACAGTCATTACATATTGCTGCTGCACAAGCAGGATACACTAACTATCTTGATGCAGTATTTTTATTACAAATAGATTTTATTGGTTGGGACGACAATGGAAGATCTTTTAAAGATACAAGATCAAAAAGAATGTTCCCGTTAAAACTTAGTAACGTAACTTTTGATGTATCCGAAGGCGGAAGCCAATATCAAGTAACAGCAATACCATATCACGAAATTGTATTGTCGGATGAAGTACAGCAAACACAAGTTGCAGTAGACATTAAAGGAACAACTATTGTTGAATTTTTACAAACAGGTCCTGAAAGTCTTGCAACAATTTTAAACACTAGAGAACAGGAACAGAAAAAATCAGGTAACAAAAAAGTTGCAGATGAATATGTTATAATGTTTCCTAATGAGCTCACTAGTACTGCTAGTGCAGGAACTGGAGCAACAGATAACAACAAAGGCGCAACAACACAAAGTTCTAAAGATGATTCTGCTGCTGGCGCCCAAATGTCTGAAGAGAAGAAACAAAAATTGTTTGAACAACTTTCAGGTATTGAAGGCGGAGAAGTCCCTGCAGACTTTGATGCAGAACTTAGTAAAATTTTAGGTATAGTTGTAAAACGCAGCCAAATTGGCGAATCTATTAGAGAAGCAGCAGAAAAAGAAGAAAATATTAATGCAATTGGTAAGGCAAAACTTGTAAAAGATTTCTTAGATGAAGGTAAACAGTATTTTGGTAAACCTGCATTCACTGAAGATAAAGAAAAAGCACCTGGTACATTCCAAAGAGGTAATGTTAAGATTAGCGACGAAGGTAGAAGAATTAATTTTGCTTCAGGAACTAAAGTACAAAACATTATTGAAGAAGTAATTTTGCTATCTGATTATGCTAGAAAGTTTGTTACAGAACAACCAGATGCAAATGGAATGAAAACTTGGTTTAGAATTGAAACTGATGTATTTTTAATTCCAGGTAATGATAATGTTGCACAAACAGGCGAAGGCGGAAAGGTTTATGTATTTAAAGTTGTTCCATATAAAACACACGTTGCAAGAATTACAACACCTTCAGTTGCTCCTCCTGGATATGTAAACTTAAGAAAACACGCTGTAAAGCAATATGATTACATTTATACTGGTCAAAACGATGATATTATTAATTTTGATATTGATATAAATGTAGCATTTTTCCAAGCATTAGCAGGAGATATGGGACAACTTGGAAAAACGCAAAAAACACAAGGTTCTAATGCAATTACAGCAGCCGCTAATAAACCACCAGTACACGGTGTTGGCGATGGTAATAATCAAAACTCTTCAACAGCGGGTATGAGTACAGCAAAAGCTACTCCTAAAACTAATACAGGCGAATCAGGGTCAGGCGTAGCAACTCATCCAGAAAATCAAATTGCTAGATCGTTTAATGATGCAATCGTAAATAGTGATGTCGACTTAGTTACAGTTGAATTAGAAATTTGGGGAGATCCGTATTATATTGCAGACAGCGGAATGGGCAACTATAGCGGTAGATCTGCAGGACTTAATATTACATCAGATGGATCAATGGATTATCAATCATCAGAAGTCGACATTATTTTAAATTTTAGAACCCCAGTAGATACACGAGATCCGGGATATATGAAATTTCCAGCAGGTGGCGCAAAAGCAGTTGGTGCATTTAGTGGCCTGTATCAAGTAACTGAAGTTACTAATACTTGGAGCGGAAATCAATTTTCACAAAAACTAAAAACTATTAGAAGAAGAAATCAGCCCGAAGATACTGGAATTGTTCCGTTAGATATTGCTATCGAAAGTGTAATTGAAAAAGGATTAGATGCAATATTATCTCCACTTGCAAGTTCTCCTGTAGCATCGTTTGCAGGAGCATTTAAGAAACTTGAAGGAGACATTCAAGGAGCAATAGATCAAATTGGAGCAGCAATAGCATCTAACCCAATTAGTGCAGCATTAAACAACGGTGTTGCGGCTCTTGATGCAGGTATTACAGAAGCAGGCAATGCAATAACTTCAGCATTAGGTAAACCAGTTATTCCTCCTAAACTAACTGATAATGCAATAACAAATAATTTAAGCACACCGCCAGTTACTAGCAAATCTGTTGATTCTGGCGCAGGCGACACAGCAGCAGCGCAGCGAATTGCAGCACAAAGATCAGTAGATCCTAATCTTACTGGAGGCATTAGTTAATGGTAGATAAGGTTAATAAAAGTGAAGTTGAACGCACTACCAATGCCGGTGTTAAAGAAAAATTTCCTTCTCAACCGTGTGTTGCTATTGTTAGAAATCATTTAGATAGTACTTATATGGGAAATTTAGAAGTTGAAATACTAACTTCTAGTAATGCAGGACAGTCTACAAACGCTCCAGGGCAAATTATTCCAGTACGATACCTAAGCCCTTTCCACGGTACAACATCTTTAGAAGGTACTAGCAAAAATGCTGGCGCACAAAACAGTCAGCGTAGTTACGGATGGTGGGGAGTACCGCCTGATATTAATTCAAAAGTTCTTGTTATATTTGCTGAAGGTGGAGACGGATATTGGTTAGGATGTATTCCTGAAGATCACACAAATATTATGACTCCTGATCCTTGGGTGTCAACTACTTTTAATGATAAAGACAAAGCGAAAAAATTACCTGTTGTAGAATATAATAAAAAAATTGAAGATGGCAAGGGAAGAGATAGTACACAATTTATTAAGCCGGCAAACGAAGATGCTATTAGCATTTTAACAACACAAGGTCTTATTGAAGATGAGATTAGAGGAACAACAACTTCAAGTGCTAGAAGAGAATTACCTAGTGCTGTTATGGGATTTAGCAGTCCAGGACCTGCAGACAGACGTCCTGGTGCTCCAAGAGTAAATTATGGTGAAAACTTCGCACAAACTCCTGTACCTCAAAATAGATTAGGTGGTAGTAGTTTAGTTTTTGACGACGGTGATTCAACTCTTGTAAGAAAAACACCAGCGGGTGGCGAAAACCAAGGTCCATCAGTTTATGTAAATGTTGAAGGCGGTGAAAAAGGCGGAGATCCTACATTACCACATAATGAGCTTGTGCGTTTAAGAACCCGTACAGGGCATCAAATTTTATTACACAATACAGAAGATTTAATTTATATTGGAAATGCTAGAGGTACTACTTGGATTGAATTAACAAGTAACGGCAAAATAGACATCTATGCACAAGACTCAATTAGTGTACATACTGAAAATGATTTGAACTTTACTGCTGATAGGGATATTAACTTTAATGCAGGGAGAGATATTCATACAACAGCTGGCAACAGTATCTTTACTAACGCAACAGCAGATATACACACTAATGCAGGCAAGAACATTTACGAAACCGCTGCAACAAATTGGGAAATTAAAGCAGGTGCTGACGGAAAGATTACAGTAGGCGGATCTAGTAATATTAGTGCTACAGGAAATCACGTAGAAACAGCAAAAAATATTCATATGAACGGACCAGCTGCTGCAACAGCAACGGCTGCAACAGAAGCAAATATACCTTCTAGAGTTCCGCAACACGAACCGTGGGACGGCCACGAAAATTTAGATCCTGCTGCATTTGTTCCTGAAAAAACAGATAGTAAAGAGGAAGAAGAACCTAAAGCAACAAAACAAGCAACCCCGGATACATTTAAAAAGAATACAAAAAGAGATGTAAGAGAAAAACCAGCATCACAACCTGCAGAAACAGAAACACCTCCAGCAGCTAATGGCGCAGCAAAAGTTGATCCTAAAGTAACAGCAAAAGCAGCAGAAGTTAAAGCAAATATGAGTCCAGCATCTGTGTCTGGATTTATTAATTCTGTAGTTGAAGCAGGAGTAAACTCGTTTGCACAAGCACAAAATCTTATTAAAACTATTGACGACATTGCTGGTGCAGGAGTTTTAGGTAGTATTAAGAAAGTTGGCGGCGCAATAGTTGGCGGTGTAACACAAGCCGCAAACGATTTACTTAATTTAAGAACAACTCTTG